TTTTTTTGTTTTGCTAAGGCTAAACACTACACAAATTTAAAATCAAGATAAATTTTAAAAATGTGCATCCAGTGGGGATACACTGATTAAGGATTTAATTGGGAAGGATTAAAACACAACTAAGCTAAAACAAACCATGAGATAATTTATATAGCCGATTCTCCCCGGCTACTCAATTTTAAGTCATGAGCTAGACTTTTCCTATTCTTACAAAAACAATAAATCAAAAAGATAAAAGTCAAAAGAAAAAGGAGAGAAATAGTTGAAAAGACCACCACCATTGAAACAGAAGTTTGTTTCGAATCAATAGAAATATCAGAAGAAGGTGAATAGTAATTATAGATATTTACAATTGTTTGCTGGATGGTTGTTGTAATTGTATTCCCCATATTACAACCCGCTACGGATCAAGAAACCTGTGCTGGTAGCAACAGCACCCTATCAGGCCGTATAGTCCAAGGTGGGTTTTCCCAAGCCCACTATTCCAAATGCTTCAGGAAGAAAACACGTCTGTGAAAGCATAAGGTCAACTACTCGACAGGTTCCTGGATAATTTATATAGCCGATTCCAACGGCTACTCAATTTAACTCCATGAGCTAGGAGGTGGGTGTTTTACGTGTACGACAGGGTATCCCACAACACTAAGACCCTGAAGAATGATTTAAAAAGATTTAAAAGAAATTTGCATACCAGGCAGCCATCAGATATTCAAATGGTTTAAAAACATAGTCCTCCCCTCTGTCATGACAAGCCTTCTCCACACGTTGAACAAATTCGCGATATGCGTCGCCACCAGCATGGAAAGCCAGCAGTGCAAGAGAATCAATCTTAGCCTGAAACGGCCCATCAGTGCGCCACATAACAGATTGCTTCAGGTGGTCAAGAGGCATAAAAGGGTGAATCAACTCAGGATAAGCTGAGTCAGGCTGAAAGTAGCGCTTCAAAAAGGTGACATCATAGATGGTAGATGTTTCAGGAAAATCACCAGACTTAGATGCAGGAGTCACAACAAGTGGAGTGTTCTTATGATAAAACTCTGCAATCCTCTTAGATAGATTTTTCTCATGGGTGGAAATTATGACATCATCACCATAACACAGCCAAGAAAAATCTTCAGGTGACAGTTTCATACTTATCAAAGCAGAGACTATGAAGGCAGAATTGTTGATGCAATTAAACATAGATGTACCAACACAACCAGATGTCATGCCACCAACCATTTGATATGCATTAAGTTCATATACATGTTTAGATGTTGCAAGGGCGTCAAAATATTTACCTATAGGGAAAGAAAAATATGGCTGCAAATATTTGCCCATCAATTCAAAAGAAATTTTAGGTTCAGAAGAATCATAACAAGAATAGTCCAAATCATAACAATAAGGATAAACTCCAGGACCCATCTCATGAAAGTAGCGTGTCCAGTCGGTGTCAGGATTACATCCAACAGCCGAATGGATCTTGGGTCCATTCTTGGCAATCATTCTTTCAAACAAGGGGCCAAAGACCATGCGATATGCCAATGCTCGTGGCAAAGAATCACCATCAACAAGTCGAGTTTTTCCTGCAACAACCTTGCTTCTGGGCCTTAACTCATCTTTCAAAAAGGTGGTAAAATAAAAATCCTCTGGAGATTCGAGGGCGTGCTGCACGGCTTCTTCTAATTCTTTTGTCGGCTTCCACTTTCCATCAGCCCACTCAAAGAAAGACCTACGTGAACGTCCAGATGTATTATAAGGATACCCTGGAGATTGATTCATGTCAATGCCATCCATGACACCCTCACCATTTATAGCCTGTTCCAGAGTCCACATTTCAATTTTGTCATGCACAGAAAAACCCAAATTCTTCATCAAATCAGTGACAACATAGGACATAGCAGGTTCCAAAGTTGGCCAGCCTGGGTGATCTCCTGAATGTTTAGAAAACATCACATCATCCAACACCACACCATCCTCAAGCCTCTTGTCATTACGAGTTAAGGCAGCAGGCTCATGGGTAACGGGGAAGGCACCATAGGCAGGGGATTTCTTCAAGTTAGACTTTCGGGGGACATGGGTAGGTTTTCCGGGATGGGGAATAGGCTCAATCTTTCCTTCAAGCTTTGGTCCAAAATCCTCACGATATATTGGGGCACACAAACCAGTAGCACCTGTTCCTGCAAAGTGAATACCCAAGATGCATTCTCTAGCCGGATTAGTCGAAACTATGGGGGAACCACAAAGACCCGGCATGGTAGCACAATCATAAGCAACAACATTATGGAAGTTTACACCCTCTCCATCATCACCAACTGAGACATTCTTCAATCCACGCACATTAGTTGCCCTAACATTGCAAACCATCTTCTCAGATCTAGACACCAAAACAACATCATCTCGGGGAAATTTATCCTTAGTTGATTGGAAGAACCTGGTGATATCCCTAAACTGATCTCCATCAGGAAATGTAAAAAAGACAAGGTCAGTAGGACGGCCTCCTCTAACAATTTGGACAGGCTTTAATTCATCTCTTTGATAGGTTTTCCCCCGACAGGTGACACTCACAGCCTTGGACATAGCATGATGATTAGTAACCGCGAGGCGGTCAGCTATACCCAAACCAGAGATACAAAAGGGCTTATATCCTGGACAATTAAAAGACATTGAAAAGACATTATTCGAGAGCTTATTACAAATCTGGGGCAAAAGAGGCGCCTCATAATTGATATGCCTTTGTGGGATAGGGCGCGGATGATCCTTCTTTGTTTTTGAGCCAGGAGGAAGACCTGTGTAGGCAGCTTGAACACCACTCTTCTTCTTCTTACAAAGATAGACAACAGCACCAATAACCGAGGCCAACGTCCCAAGGGCGGTGATGGCAAATGAGATAAAACACTTTTTCTTCAAACTTAAAATTTCACTCTTCAAGTCATTGACATCCTTCTTAGGGGTCGGGGCAACAACAGTAGGGGAAAAGGGCTCAGGGTCAAAGATAACATGCCTATTGCCAGACTTAAACAAATAAAAATCCATAGCAGACTTAGACCGGAAATCTACTATCTTTGCAGCGCCATCAACAAAAAATTGGAGCTTACCACAATCAGGATTTGTACAGGGACAAGGTCTGATTTCTTTTGCATCTGGAAGAATTCCCTTATAATAGCCCTCCATAAATTCAGCCAATTCAGAGTGGGTTCTAAAGTCATATTTGTCTACCCAATCGCCCTTGCGGAAAAAGACCCGATAACAATTTTTAGAGTCATGATCAACATGATTACAGAGGGTTGGAATTACGCCATCAGCATAATACTTTTGCAATCCTGGGGTCATTGGGGCTTCAAACAAGATATTCTTGAGGACATCCTGACACTGGTCACGTCTATCAAGTTCCTCATAGATCAGATCCATCAGATCATAGACAGACATCTTTTCTACGGTTCTGTCCGTGCCCACATAAACTGAACACGTAATGGCAGCTCCATTGAGGTAAGCACAGTCATTCTTAAAGTCAGAGGTCTTGGCTGGGCCACAGGGTCGAAAAGCAGCAGCCATGTCAAGTTTCCCTGATGAATTTTGAAACTGAGGGGCCAGGATAGTGCGAACCTTTATGTGACAGCGTCTCTCGAGAGCAGCAGGAATGCGTACTTCATTTGACTGAGGGGTTGCAAGATTTGATGTCGCTAGGATGAGTCTAGATGTATAGTTACAGCCCTTCTCTTCTAATGCAGCCATAGGGGGAGAAAATCTAACAGTTGAAACCATCTGGCAAAAGAGCTTCACATCCTCACCTGTGGTATTTTGACAAAAATCATCAATTATATGGACAGGTTGACCGGTATAACCATCAAAATACTCAGACCCTGGGGGAGTAGTAAAAACTGAAGAAGAAAAGGGTAGGTTAAACTTCTTGCAATAAGCCCTGGCAATCACATTTGACAAAATAGACTTACCAACTCCAGGGGCACCATGTATATAGACTACAACCGGCTCGGGTCTTTCCTCATATGCTGATGCATCTAACTTCCTAGCTGTGGTCCTGTAGTTTGTAACAGTCTTAGACAAGAGCTGAGCTGCTGAGTGAAGCTTATTATTAACACAATAAGAAAGCATGGTATTAGCTTCTCCAAGCCTCTTATCCAAAAGCCCTCTATTTACATGTTGACATGAGCCAGTCTCAACAGAGTCATCAAAAAGCTTAACGATATAGTCAGCCCTCTGCTTTACATAATCTTCAGGATTACTCTTCTGCTTACCCTTGAGTTTGTCTATAACAAAGCCAATCAAGTCTTTTATTTTCTCAATAATCCACTCTACATTTTTCATTGCCAAGACACCTTGATTAAAGGTTTGGAGGGGCTGAGAGGGAGATTCAAATTCAACTCTGTCTTCCATATATTGCCTATACAAGACATCAAACTCAGTGTTATCAAAAATTTCAGGGTCATCAACACACACATCAACACCAAAAAGTGAAGAAAAGAGGGACTGGAGCTTATGGGAAAAGGAAACTGCCACTGACTTGATCTTGTCTCTTAACATTTTTGAATCTAAAACCTCCGATGCCATAAGGGAGATGACACCAGCAACAGTTGCTGGATTAGGATTTCCAAAAATTATTAAACAATATCCAATCACTTTTAACAACATCGAGCCAATCTTCTTTCCAAGAGATGAGACTATTGACTGGGATGCTTCAGTAGCAGCGTCAACAGCTTTGGGCAAAAAGTCAATTGCTGAATCAACAAGTCCGTCTAACTTGTCTAGGAGGTCAGACGCCTTAATTGAGGTGTCCTGCATGGAACAAGCAGCTTTTGTGATTGCAGTAGAAAGCGCTGGTGCCATATCCCTATATGTCTCCAATGTCTGCTTAATCTCCAATGTTGCAGCATTGGCAGATGTTTCAACTGCTGGATTTGAAACATTTATCTTGAACATAGGAGCTTCATAGAAGGCTGAGACAGGCTTCCTGCGAGGCAAGGAAAAGGACTCCGAGAAGAAGATAGATCTTCGAAACCTGTGCTCCCGGTGACCCCTAGTGGTTGTTTGTGCGGAGTCACAAGGCACACGTCCAGAATGGAAGAGAAAAGGGATAGCAACAGCACAGGCGGCAAGAGAACAGAACAGGTACTTACCTGTGTTTGAACAAGGCTCACCTGTCATCATTTCGGTCCAATGTGTACAATTATTTGTTATTGAATAGTCTGGAAAATCTGAGCCAACTGAACAAAAGGCAGAAAACCAAGCACCCATATTGACATACTTATACAATTGTGCTCGTGGAAGGTCCTCAGGTGTAAATGAGACCTTAGCATGCATACCATCTTGCACTAGAGAGATAGCCTGATTACCTTTCGCAATTCCCCAGTGTGTATACAAACCTCTAGACACATAGTAGATAAAGGGTTTTTCACCATAAGGGTGTAAAGGAGGTTCGTCATCGGCTTCTGCTTCATCCTCATCATCAGTGTCAATAGGAACATTAATTAAGATAGGTGGGTCAGAGTCTGTTGCAATTTGACAAAAGCGCTTTGGTTTGACATCCTTTTCCATTGGTGCTTCAAAATAGATTGACCCTTCCATATCATCATCAAAAAAATCAGAATCTTCAGAATCAGTTGAAACCTCAAATTGGTCCTGCATGATGTGTAGCACAAAATCAAATGCTTTCTGATATTCAGAGACAATTTTCCTTGGGGTGTAACCTGACATGGTAAAACGCCTATACTCACGCTGTGCCTTCATTAATGCCTTAAAAGGATATGTTATAGCCTCACAGCGAATCCTCCTAGTAATAATCCAAAATTTGTGATACTCTCTCATTCGGGGACAAGGGTCATAGACAAGGACAGCCTTCATATAAGGAGTTTCCCAGCAACAAGATGAACATGGTGAGTAGGATGGAATCATACGGTAGAACTCACCGAAGTACCAGATGCCTTCATAATCAGGGCCTTCAGGGTATTCCATCGGAAGCTCAAAGAGGAGGTTCAGATTTTCATACGCAACTTCTTCATCGTCTAGGGTCTCATCAAGATCCAAGAGGCACAGAGGTATGTCAACCACATCCTCCAGACTAATATCAAGCTCATCTAGGAGAGATGCAATCTCCCATCCATCATCAGTGATTCCCTCATCCCACTCCCTGTCTGAGATATTCCAGATCCTCTTAAACTCTTCAATCGTAAAAAATGTACGAGGCAAGGGGGACGGTGTTGGAGATTCAAATTCAGCTAATTCAAGGGGTTCTTCTCCAAAATCATCTACCTCCTGGGCAAGCATTGTTGGTTGCGCTATCCTGGCAATAATTGGACCAAAAGGTCTAGGAACATGAGCTGACACATTTTCAAAGCCCACAAATACTGAAACACTTTGCTGTGTGACAGTAGCCTGATCAATATCCCTACTAACTACCAGGACAGTACCTAAATACCCAGGATTGTACTGATCCTGTGCTGGATTATAAACAACATCTGAGCGATTAAGGGTCGAAATAGATGTGCCAAAAGCAGACTGATTTGATGGAAAAGGAACAAAGAGCTCAAAACCAGTATTGTCAGCCCTAGTTGACAGGATAGTCCAATTGGCATTAGTTAGTGAATTTGCACTTAGCGGCACATCGCCAAACGGTGTGTCGGGAATACCAGGCGGCCTATAAGCAACTATAAGATTCGAGGTTGAGGAAGTTGTAACAATAATCCTCAAATCGGCCTTCAGATAAGTAAAGAGGGCAGGAAAGATTCTGGCGGGAGCTATCCTAACCTGATTATCGTTAACAGTTGTTCCAGTAGAAAAGGTTATCAGAGAAAGAGGGAGCTTCAACACTTGATTTCTTGTAAAGCTCCCATTTGCAAGCAACCGAGGGTGATTCATAATTCTCTCTACAGAAAGAGGAAACTCGTCAAGCTCGGTGGAACCAGGAATGTGAACAGCATCAGGAGGACCCTGATCAAGAACGCCATTGAAGATTGGATAGGTATTAGAGGCAATAGGTGAAAAATAGCGTAGGGAAAAATCGGGTCCAGCACTCTCATGGAGAACAATATCAAAGGCTTGCTGTGTAGTCTGAGGTGTTACAACATTGGTAATCATAGCCAAATACATCGTGCCAGAAATGCCCTTTGATCCTACTCCACCATAGTCAGATGATGCAGTGTTGCCTGAACCAGCAGCCATCATTCTCCTAACATTTGCCCAGTCAGTATCCAGAGCATAGTCAGCCGTAAATGTAACAGATGTTGAGTTCGAGAGATCCCAAACTAAGTGTGGACCAGTAGTCAAAGCATTCAAAACATTTCCTGCTGGCACTTGTGGACCTTGCTCACCTGTCTTATGCTCTCTCGCTGCACCAGGTTGGTATGCAAGGAGAATCCTACCAGAGGAAACAGCAGGTCCAACCCATTCCAAGGTGTAATTTATTGAGCCTCTCCACTGTACGAAGTAGCGAGAAAAGGTGGAGAGAAAAGACTCTCCTTCCTGCACTTTAACAGCACCTCCAGGGTCGCGCAAGTCACCAAGAGGACCCACATCCCATTCAGCAATAAGAGTACCTGTAGAATAGGAGTTTTGCACTTTGATAAGGGTTTTTATAGTTGGTCTAGCAAGCAAGGACCGAAAGTCTTCGGTACGTGGCGGTAAGAAGAAAAGTTCAGGAGCAGGCTTACCAAATGTAACAGTCTGAAGAGCACCACTCCTTGCTGAGGCTATAGCACCAACCCCTGGTATATCTCGTGATTGCATTTCAAAAGACGCAGGCACTGGTGGGGTTGGCAGTGTTGTAATATTCACTTGTCCAAAGGCAAAGGTGTTTTGGGGCCTTTTTGATGCAGCAAAAATAGGATTCTTAGGCTGGACTTCAATATTAACTCGAAGGGTGGGTGCTGTTCCTGTTGGAACTCCAAGTTGCGATTCTACAATGACATAGATTGCATAATCAACCTCCCCTGTAACGGTCTGCTTCATGGGGGAGTGATGAACATAGGGCAATGAGAGATGAAGTTCAGAGTTGGAGCGAGGCATAAGCCGACCAGATGGAAAGATTCCAGCTTGCACTATGTTGTACAGGTCTCCAATGGCAATAGACTTATTAGCAGAAGGAAGTTGATTTGAAAGGGGCTTCTGCAATACATGCGGGGCTGGAACAGCAACAACAAGGAGGGACCCAGAATGAAATTGTGTGCCGTTCAGAGTGACAAAAACATCATATCCTGTTGAATAAAGAGCATGAGTTACATACATCTGTGAAAACTGATTTGTTCCTATTATACTAGTGTCTGAACCTCCAACGTCAATTGCACTTGTATTCCTTACCAGAGCAAGGGGCAAGAGAAGTGGGCCAGCAGCCGGACCATTAGCTTGGAAGAGGGAGAAATTTAGAGCTGTACCTGTAGTAGCAGACGAGGTCCAATCTGCGCCAGCAATCCATAATCTCAAGGATGCTCCTGCATGCGTTTCAATTGTCCAGTTAGAGCGTGATCTGCCTTGTGGTTGTGTAACTGCTCTAATTGATGTTTCAGCAGTAGCAGCAGATCCAAAGTTCTTTTCCTCACACATATCTTCTTGTTGCGCTTGGAGGGGAGTATTGTCCTCAGGTTTATGCGGTTGCATGGGAGACTCAAATTTAAAGGCCAAATTCTTCACAACAATCTGAGAGGGGTTGTCAAACTTTGTGGTTATATCAGCTTCAAACCTATATCTGGATATAACTTCCTGAAACATTTCAAGATCCTTCTGTGTTAAAACCAGGGGTAAGTCTTTTAGCATCTTATCTAAAATCTCATTAAGTTCAGGATCTGGAGCCTCAAATTTAAATACATTCGCATCAAGTGGAGCAAAGACAGCATCAACAGACTTGATAAGTTCCTTAACTACCATTTCTGTCTCTTCTTCAAATTTTCTCTTCTTAGTTATTTCAATTTCCCTCTCAATAACTCTTCTCTCCCAATCCGAGAGAGAGGCACCATGTTCCTTAAGAAAATCTTGTAAGAAGGTAAGTCTAGAATCCATATGCCAAATCAACTGGTTATACCACAATTAGCTTGACCAGCCGCAGCTCTATCAAGCAGTGTGCAGCCAAGGCGGTGATTCCCAACACCGCGTCCACTATGGTACTCTACTAACCCGGAGCTGCAAAAACAGCCCAACTACAAGGGGCGGTAATATGGCATAAGCGGCACCAAACTGTTTTAACCGAGGGGTGGCTTGCAATATTTCAGCACCACCTCCCCCTCATGGAAAAACAAGTAAGGATTTCCAGCGTACTATGACACATTCCGGAGTCTTAGAGAGTGATACCCAAAAAGGGGTCACTACTCCATCCATAGCAGCCTACACTCTAGCTAATGTGGTCCCTAGAGGTCTACACGATAAGCCAGGATCCTACTAGGCGGGGTGGCGCCCACCGTTCAGAACAAGGTAGTAACGTATAAACATAGGAATTAGTCCTTACGCGGACCAGACGCGTAATCCTGCCATAATAAGAACAACAGTCCTCATCGCGGGTGAGCGAATCATTCCGGGGCCAAGAAAAGCAGTCCAGTAAATGTAAGGGTTTAGGGGTGGCAACGGATCCCCACCGATCAGCCCAGTAATGCCATGTGACTCTACACAACAGAACGAATCCCATTGTGTGGCCACACGACCCAGACTGGTCGGCAGAGTAACGATATGAGGTTGCCAAGCCTCACACCGGAAAGGAGCCCCTGGGGGAACGCCCCCCCAAAC